TGTGACCGCCATCATCTGACCAACGTAACATGGCTTGCGGGTTATAGCCAGGCGCTGCTGGATAACCAATAGTCGCTAAAATATAGCCGTTAATATCAGGGCTTGTATTAGTACCTAAAATTTCAAATTGATCATTAGCTTCAGTGGTTAACTCTAGCCCAGCTTGTGTAACTAAATCAAACTGTACATACTCAGCAACAATTTCTTTGCCATCTTCTGTTGCTAAATCTTCAGCATCATATCCTGGGTATAAATTTAACCCAACGCCTGTCTCGGCATTAAGTTGCTCGGTATGTTGTGATGTACGTTTAAAATTATTTTGTCCTGGCATTAACGCTCGCCATGAGCGTAACCACTTTTGCGTTTGACCATTATCAGCGTAAGTATCTAAGTCAAGCTGATAAATATTGCCGTTTGTGTAATCACCAACAATAATAATACCGCCAAAGTTACATTGGTTATTACTACGATGCCTTGTAAAATTACCATCAATAAAGCCTGCACGCTCATGCCACGCTTGCGTAGCTACGTCATAAACCCATGTAGCGTTGCCTGTTGGAAAGTTAAGCACATAGAACGCATGACCGTCTTGCTGATAGGTATACGCTACCGCATCGGATATATTGCCGTACTGCTGTATTTGCCACTCAATCGCATGGGTAGAAACCCGAACGCCTGTGTAGCCGTTAGCACGGTAGACAATACCTTGACCACGGGCATCTGTGCCTAACCAAAACAAACCGTTATCTAATTTAGCAACTGAAAATGGTGCAACGCACCCAATTTCATTAAAAGCACCTTGAATACGGATAAGAGGAAAGTCGGCAGCGCCTGAGTCATACCAAACTTCTACTGAATCAGTACCAAACACCCACAATTCGCGGTGATCGGATATAAGAGCAACCACGCCGTCTGGTGAGCCTTCAGCGCTAGCAAAGTCTAGCGGATCAACCGATGTACCGTCTAATAATTGGGAAACCCATATTTTTTGACTATTTGGTTGATTAAACACAAAATAACCATCTAAGTACGATACGGTTACAGCGCCAGGGAAATCAGGATCCGTAATCTTAGCAAATATATTAGTTACTTCATTGTAGATAAAACCATCGGGATTACACGCTAAAAATATCTGCGTACCGTTATCTGCAATAGATACGGGGCCTGAACCACTTAATGTACCTAAAAGTTGAGGTGTAGCGGATGTGCTTGTTAGCTTATAAAATTCTTGCCCTGATACTACATAGAAGTCTGAGCCATTTGTTTGATGCGCCCACAATGCGCGGATAGGGCCAGTACCTATGTTTTGTAAAAACTTTAGCCCAGGCGCTCGCTGTAAATACCCTGTTTCTTCCCCTTCAGTTACAACTTCAGGAAAAAGATTAACCATACGGGCATCCGCTGCATTAACGCTACGTGCAACATACGATTGACCTAAAATCGGCGTTTTCATTGTTTATGCAGCAGCACCTTTAATTACTGCAAAATTAAACACAGGCGTTTCTGTAGTTGAACCACCTGTAGTTCTAAAAGTAATGTTAAAACTACCCGCAGCAACGGCAGTTACCATTAAGTCATACAAATCCGTACCTGATTTTTGATTAAGAATAATTACATCTGTTGCCACAACTGTACTATTTGTTACAGTAAAAGTTGCAGCTACTGTTGTTCCTGCTGCGCTAAATAACGTAATTGAACCAGTTGTTTTATTAAGCGTTACACCTGTAGTTCGGCTAGTTCCTTGAACTACAGTACCACCAGCTCCACTCCCGTACCCTATACCTGCGGTGCCAGTTGAAACAATTGTACCTGTTGCAGTCAGGCTTGTGCCTGTAGCTGCGCCAATTACGGGCGTAGTCAATACCATGCTAGTGCTAGTACAAGCAGAAATATTACCCGATGCTACCGTGCCAAGCGCAGGAGTTACAAGCGCAGGGCTAGTAAACAAATTGGTTACAGACAGTTGTTTAGTTGTGCTAGTAGACGCTTGCACAATTGGCAATACATCAGCCCCAGCTTGAGTTGTTGCAACGGGTAAAGCTGAAATAGCAATCGTAGCCATGATTTATCCTTAATAATTTCCTGCGAATATATTGTATCGTTGGCGTGTACCAACAATACTGTATGGTAATGACATAATATCATCGGGGTTGTTAATACGTTTTAGGTTGCGTTTAGACGCCATTGCAATCCGTTTGACTTGGGGGCTTGGCTCAACGCCAAACTCGGCAGCAAACTCACAAGCCAAGTTATATTTAAAGGCTCTTAAATAACCTGGTGGAAACAATATATTAGTCGCAAGCGTAGCAGGTTGTGTTAGCTCCTGAACCGAAATAAAATGCCATTGCAATACTTTAGTTGGCTTAGGGTATATGTACATCTCAATATTAGGGTACGTCATATTGGTAAATATGACTTGCGGGTAAGTGCTAGTGACTGTCTTAACGGCAATACCATTGTATTGCTGTTGATTAATCATCTTAATACCAAACGAGATACCGTTGGCAGGATCAATAAAGTAAGTCGAATCGTCTAATAGAACGGGTCGATTACCTACAAAGTCACCTGTAGGCCCTAGCGTTCTACTAAGTACATTTGGAGGCCAATTGAATACTTGGTCTTGCGTAGCAAATATTGATAGACGCTCAGTATTCCACGAATCAATCATTTGATTTAAAGCATCTAAAGCATCTTGCGATGTAGCAGCAGATGGCGTTTCACCTTCCGCCAATACCCCTAATAGACGTAGCGCCCCATTAATTTGATCGTTGGCGGTATAAATTGCCATAACTCACCCTTTACTCGATAGTTTTACGACGTCTTTTTACTTCCAACGTATTGACTGGAGCCGCAATCACTTCTTCTTCAGATGGCGTATCGGTAGTATAACGCACCCAGCCATTTTGTTCATCATATTCTGCTTCTTGTTCCATTGTGGCAACTTTACTGCCGTGATCAGGATGTCTTAGATATATGGTCATAATTTATTCAACTACAGAACTTTCAGGTTCGTCTATTTTATTAATAAGCATCTTATATGCAGTAATAGTCGCTTGAGCCTGAATTAAAAAGACTTGCGCCTTATTTGTTTCAGACTCTAGCGACTGGATTTCTGCCACTAAAAATTCTTTAGTAATTTGCATTACGCAATGGTAGAAACCATAATGTAATACGTTACACCACCGCTAGTTACAGGGATAGTGTGTGTAGCTGATGGAGTACCAACGGCTGCACGGAACACACCTGTTGTAGCTGCTGCGGGGAAAGCTGCAAAGTTACCAAGGGTGCCAGTGCCAGAGTTGGTTACACGCAAGAAAGACGCGTTAGTCCAAGTACCGCCAGACGCAATATCGGAATCCAATTGCAACGCAGCAAGCGTACCGCCTGGATTAGTAGACGAGCCACCAATCGTTGCACGCAAAGCGTTGGCTGCACCGCTAATTGTGCCGCCAGTATTGACTGCACAAGTAACGTGAGCGCCGTTAATAGTTCCAGCTGTAGCAGCGTTTGCGCCAGATACACGGGTTAAAAAACGCGCAGTTTCGCCAGAGCCAGTTGACGTAAAGGTTAAACGGTTAAAGTTAAGACGCGTATCGCCCGACGTTGCCGAAGTAGTAGCATACGCGCCGTTAAGGACGCCAGCAGAAGTAATTGCAATCGGGTCGTTAGATGCGCCAACTTGGAATGAATCTAATTGGGGATCGGCGTATGCAACGCCAATAGGTTTATTATTTGCCATATTAAAACTCCTTTATTATTTCCAAAAAAAGTTAATCCCGCCCCAAGGGGCGGGGGATTACATTAAGCAATACGGTAGCAAGTCCAAGAACCTTCGCCTGTTTTACGAGCGCGGAACTGGGCTGAAGTAGCTTCAATTACGACTGGATTTCCAACAATTGTCCAACCTGTACCAACAACTAGCGTAACGTCGTCTGTTGAAGCGTCTGCATTAATAACGATAAAGTCAAACGCAGAGTCTACTTTACTTGCGCTAGAAATATCGGCTTCAAGCAAAGCTACAGTTGGCAGAGTTAAATTGCCAGCAGTACCGTTAAATACAAACAAACCGTTTGCTAATTGAGCTGAAGTTGCAGTTGCGCCAGCAGTCAAAGATGTTGGAGCGCCTTGCACAAACAATAATGCTTCACCGACGTTACCGTCGTTAATTTGATAACCGCCTGCACCATTAGGTAATGCCATAATAATTCTCCTTAAATATTAAAAAAACCCCCGTTTACACGGGAGCATTTAGGTTTAACCCCACAGACGGCAAGCCATTTGTGGTCGGATTGTGCTGAAACCGTATAGAACGTCAATACGGCAAGGTAAACGGTCATTGTTGATGTCGTACTGACGTACTATACGCATCGA